AAAACTTACGGATTAAAAGACGCAGACTTAGAACTTTTAATTTATTTAGATTGTAAAAAAAGATTTACACGACAAGAGTTTATCGATGGTACTTATACGTATTCATGGGATAAACAAAGGTGGGAACGATTAAGGCGTGATGGTTGGATAGAAGCTTGGAGACATCGCAATAGAACAACAATTAAATATTCAGTATTTAAAACATCGTTTAAATGTTCTCAACTTATAAGTAGAATATACAGAGTATTACTAGGTGAAGAGGATTTACCTATATCTGAACGTAGTACTTTTTTTAATAATAAATCATATACAGATAAAGTTTACAACAAAGCTATTGATGATATGATTAAAGACAGTGATAGATAATGGGATTTAAACTAGGTAAAGGGCAAGCACCATATATGATAAGTGGTAATATAAGAACTAAAATGAGATTTGGTCAAGAAGCTGGTAGCGATGCTTCTGTACCAGGTACACCTGTTATTAGAAAACCTTTAGCGCCAGGTATAATGGGTGAAGCTAATATGGATGGTTCTATATTTATTAGTGATAAAATAGTTCCTGGCAGCGAAGAAGAAAGAAAAGTTGTAAATCACGAAATGAGACATGCTACTGATATGAAAGTTGGTAAATTATCTTATGGAGATGATTTTGTACAGTTTAATGGCGTAATATATCCAAGAGAAACTAGAGACGGTAAAGATATGATTAAAGTTGATGGTCAATGGAAAGAAGCTGGAGATGATTTTCCTTGGGAAAATGACGCGAATAATGGTAATTAATCAAATTAACAAGTAATTATGAGTATATTAAGCAAAGTGTTTTCAGCAGGCGCTGGAGAACTTGTAAAAAACGTAGGTGGAGTTTTGGACAACTTAACCACAACAAAAGAAGAAAAAATAGCTGCACAAGCTAAAATAAAAGATATGATAATGGGTTACGAAGCTGAAATGCAAAAGCAAGTAACTGAAAGGTGGAAGCTTGACATGAACAGTGATTCATGGTTAAGCAAGAACATAAGACCGCTAGTATTAGTGTTCTTAGTAGTAAGCACGGTGTTGTTAGTATTTATAGACGCTGGCTTTATAAAATTTAACGTAAAAGACTCATACGTAGATCTTTTACAATTAGTATTAATAACAGTGATCGGTGCTTATTTTGGCGGACGATCATTAGAAAAAGTAAAAAAATAAAATGGGAATAAATTCACAAGAAGTAGCTTATGGCTTCGGACAAATGGGTAGTGTTTTTACAGACACAGCTAACGCGCCTATAACACCACCATCTGACAAAGTGTTTGTAGCAATAACATTTTTAGCTGATACACAATTAGAAATATTAGGTACAAACGCTGGGGGTTTAACAGGTGATACATCAGATCCAAACGCAGAATATATAGGAACAGACGTTGCAGCTCATGACGCTGGCTCTGCAACTACAGTTACTGGTACTGGTGGTAAAATAATTGACAACTCTAATACTTTTCCAAAAGGAGTTACTATATATGGTAGATTTACTAGCGTAGAAATTGGAGCTGGAAAAACAGGTGCGTTAATAGCTTATATCGGAAACTAATGTTAGGTTTAAGTGGTGGTTTAAGTTCAACAAGCGCTACAACTTCTTGGGCACCTTCCGATACGACAAGGTATCCAGTTTTGTGGTTTAGAAATAATCAAGGTATTGTGTCAGATGAAAGTGGAGATGGCGTTAGCTATAGCCCTGTTCGTACTTCTGAGCTTGGTAATTTATCAGATGAAGATAAAATAACTGAGTGGATAGGAAGAGGAAATACAGGTAAAACTTTTCATCAAGAAACTGCTGCTGACAAACCTAGGTTTGAAACAGATGCTGCAGATTTTGGATCATTAGCTTTTCCTAGCGCAGCTAAGTTTATGAATCTAGTTGACGCTGAAGGAACTGCTGCTAATATAAATTTAACAGGAGCATTTACTATTTTAGTACGCTGTAAACCTACAGACTTTAGCAATGCCAACGCAATACTTGGTTCAAATGACGAAGAGTTTTTAAGGTTTGGAGCTGGTAGTGGTAATTTAGATAATAGTATACGTTTGAAAATTGACAACAATGCTGTTTCTTTTACAGAATCGTCTAATACTTTTTCTACAAGTGAATACGTAACTCTTATAGTAACAAGAAACACTAGTAATCAGTGTAATGTTTTTGTATACAGCAATACTTATAAAGCAACTGCATCAGGTACTGCTTGGGGAACTGCTAATCAACAGCCAGGTGGTAGTGCTACGCTTCTTACAAAAACTATTAACAATTTAGGCGCTGATGACGACGATACTACAAACTTCACTGGATTTATATCTGATGTAATAGTTTGGGAGCTTGAGTTGACTGCGGCTGAAAGAGCGTTAGCTTTTGCTTACGCTCACAAATAATAATTAATTTAAATTAAATAAAATGGCAAAAAAAGAAAAGGTAGTGGACCTTAAACCACAAAAAGTAACTGACGATCAGTTAAACAAAATACAGACTATCGTAAGTAATATTAATAAAGCTCAAATGGAAATAGGTAAGTTTGAATCTGGTAAACATAATTTGTTACACCAAGTTCAAGTTTTACAAGGAGAGCTAGGTACTTTACAAAAAGAACTTGAAGATGAGTATGGTACTGTAAATATTAATATTCAAGATGGTACAATACAATACGAAGATGGCGAAGCTAATAAGGAAGATTAGTATAGGTAAAGATTATAAAAACGATGCAATGCATTATGCTGTTGGTCAAGAAGTATATGGTGGACATACTATTTGTGATATAATAGAAGAAGATGATAAGTTTTCAATATATATTAGAAAAGACAAAGATGTTTTACCATGGAAAGACTTTAATAAAAACATGGCTGTATCAGTTGAATATAACTTAGAATACTAATGAAAAGCGTTTACAACTTTGTTGTGACGCCAACAGGAAATAGATATAATAACGTAAAGAAGGTTGGAGATAAAGAGTTAATACTTAACACTGAAATCTTCAACCATCAATACGTTAACAGACAAGCAAAGGTAATATCAACACCTATAGTTGGCAAAACAGATATACGTGTAAATGATCAGGTTGTTGTTCATCATAATGTTTTTAGAAGATGGCATAACCAATACGGTATAGAAAAAAATAGCAAAAGCTATTTTGACGAAACAACTTACATTGTACAGTCAGATCAAATATTTTTATACAAACAAGATAACAAGTGGTTATCACCAAAAGGTTTTTGTTGGGTAAAACCTATAAAAAATCAAAACAAGTATACTAACAACAAAACGCAAGAAAATATTGGTATAATAAAATATACTGATGGTACGTTTGAAATAAACGATCTTGTTGGATTTACGCCACAATCAAACTACGAGTTTGTTATTGATGGCGAATTGCTGTATAGAGTATACACTAAATTTATTACAATTAAATATGAATATCAAGGAAACGAAGAAGCTTATAATCCAAGCTGGGCACAAAGCAGTTGAAGAGCTAATTAACGTTGCTAAAGAAAAAATAATAACTAACACAGAAGATGATGTTAGTGCTGATAGGTTGAAAAACGCAGCTGCTACAAAAAAGCTAGCTATATTTGATGCGTTTGAAATACTAAACAGAATACAAGAAGAGGAGAATATACTTGAAGGTAAAGAACCAGAAGAGAAAAAAGAAAAGGTATTTAAAGGTTTTGCTGAAGGTAGATCAAGATGAATTACGAACAAACATTAGTTAAAATAATCGAACCTGTTAAACGTACGACTTTAACTCGTATGAATAGAGGTAAAAAATGGAAATATGGATATAATAAAGAGCATGATATTATCGTTATATCAAAAACTGGTACAATTGGCGAAATCATTGAAGTGCAAGGTTTACACATTGCTTTACCAAAGTTGCCAACCAACGTGCACGTGCATGAAAAACGCAAATGGCAAAGGATAGAATATCCAAAAGAATTATCTAAACTAAAAAATATATTTGACTGGAGATCATATCCAGAAGAATCAAAAGATCAGTGGTTTGACTATATAGACGAAGAGTTTAAAAGAAGAGATGAAGGCTTTTGGTTTATGAATAATAACAAGCCAACTTATATAACGGGTAGTCACTATATGTATCTGCAGTGGAGTAAAATAGATGTAGGCGCGCCTGATTTTAGAGAAGCTAATCGTTTGTTTTTTATATTCTGGGAAGCATGTAAAGCCGACAAAAGATGTTACGGGATGTGCTACCTTAAAAATCGTAGGTCTGGAT